GGAGCGGTTGATTTCCCCCATCATGAACTGATTGAGGTAGTAGATTCTGAGTTGGACGATGGCCGGAGTTCCCGCGAGCGGGAGTTGACCACCTTCAGTGATTGCACCATACGACGCGTTCGGCACGACCATGATCGGAACTCGCCGGCCGAGTTCGTTGGTCCGTTCCTTCTCGCCCTTCATAAAGAGATCGAAGGTTGGGGCTTCAAGGTCTGTGCCAATCAAGAACGCATTTCGCAGTACGGGTTCGATCTTCTCGGTCATTACGATCGAGGCGTTCGCAACTGTGAATGCCATGTTTGAATTCTCCCTAAAGTTAGGCAGCTATGACCGATGGCGCTCGCTCTGCCTCGTCCCAGCTTATCGGAGCCTTAATTGTGACTCCTAAACTTGAACCTGGAGCGGGCGGGATAGGATTAGCCGCGCGTGAATTTCCTTTAGACTGGTTGGCATACGCTTCGATCTCATCAAGGATTGCTTTGACCTCTGGACTTTGCTTCACAGTTTCAAAAGCCGCGCGCGCACGAACTTTCAGGTTGTCTTCCTCGCGGAAAGCGTTCTGAAATTCCCTGCGGTTCGTTGCTTCATACACGTACTTGACGAGCTTTGTGTTGTCGTCAACGGCATCAAAGGCGGCCTCTACGTTGTGTTTGTCCAGAAGCCCGGATGCGGCCCGTTTCAGGCTGGCAATCTTCGGCGGATCGGTTGGTAAGACTTCCAATCCAGAATCGCGAATCCCGTCCTCAACCACGCTCCAAACTTTCGTGTAAAGCTCGTGCTGCTTTTGCCCGATCTCTGCTTGCACGGCTGATTCCTTCTGCGTCTTAACCTCCCCATTCACAGCGTCAAACTGTGACTTGAGATCGTCAATTTGCTTTTGGAATTCAGTCGCTGCTTGCTGTTTTGCCTGCTCTTGAACTTGAGCAAACCGCTGAGCAACTTGCTCATCAGTCATTTGGCTTAGTTCGGCCTCAGTAGGCAGAGAAACAGACCGCGAAGATATGGCTTCAGCAGTCGCTGGAGTGGTAGTGGCGGGTTGGCCGTTCGTCTGTAACCGAATCTTTACCTCGTCAAAAGGCACGCCAAGCAAGTCTTTGCTGTGGCGTCTGAAGATGTCGTTTACATGCTCGGTGTACCGAGACGGCGAAAGGCGGTGCAGATCGTCCCCTACGGTCGAAATAGGCTTCTCAAAGTCGAGGAAGTTGTGAACAGGAACAGCGTCCTTGAATTGTCGCTTTGCCCACCGCTTTGAGGCGGCACTTGATAGCGCGGCAATCTCGGGCGGATCGTCCGTCTCCGCAACGTAATCATCCTTTGGCTTTGTTTCTACCTTTTCGGGTTCGGTGATCTGCGGTTCGCTTACAGTCTCACGCGCGGCAGCAGGCTCAACTTCAAGCTGAGGGGCTACCGTTGTTTCAAGCGTTGCGGCTTCAGCGGCGGGAACAACAGGTGCTTCAACTACCGGAGTTTCCGTTACCGGAGCAACGGGTTCGGGCGTCGGAGTCGCGGCTGATTCCCAAGTGGCATTTTCTGGCATTTGTAATCCCTTTCCGCATCAAGCGGGGCAGAATTCATGTCGCCAGAAGGAAACCACGAAATTGGGATTTACGTTTTTACGTGTGGTTTTGAGGACGGGCGACGGTGACGGCTCTGCGCCTGTCTACGAGTCGATGGGCGCGGGCGATACGAAAAGGATAATCACCGGACGGTGCTATGACACCGAGGAATTAGTAGCGATGGGTTTATTGTCGCCGGAGTTCTTACCGAAAGCGGAGCCAACGCAAGGGCTTACCTGGAAGGTCACGAAAGTAGGCCAACGCAGAACGTACTGTTACTTTTGACTTGGACTGGACTCCTGATCCAAAGACTTAGCCGTCCTCGTCCTCTTCAAACTCAAGACAATGACGACATAGACACCGCTTGGTAGTTCGTCGGCGATGTCTCATTTCTTACCTTTGCTGCTCTTCTGTTTGTTGACCGTCGCGTAAGCTATCCGCTCAGCTTCTTTCGCCGACTTGCCGGATTTCTCTTCCGACTGTTTGACGTGCTGCGCCTGACGATCCTGCTTCTGGCTGAATTGATGTCCTTTACCCTTGGGCATGATTTCCTCCTTGTGCGGCGTCCAGCATTGCTTGATGAGTAGCCAAATCCGATTGACTTTCTGTTTCGTGATCCTTCAACTCGGCTTGTGTCTGGGCCTCGTGCTCGCGATCTCTTTCCTTGAGCATCTGCTGACCAATAGCCTGAGTGACCACATCCTGTTTACCCTGATCGTCAGCTTGGGCCGTCTCTGCGGCTTGCTGGTCTTTCTGCTGGTTTGCCATCTGCTCCTGCATAGCCATTTCTGGCGCTTTGGCGGCGATTGAGGCTGCGCTTTGTTCCTGAGCTTGGGCAACCATGCCTTTGTTCAGGTGGAGGCCGTGGACGGTCTTAACCACTAATCGCAACAGAGAGTCGGCGTTGCGGCCCTCGTCGGATATCCACCAATCCTGATAGAAGTCTCTGAATGCCGGATGATCGTCCATCAACGGATCAACTCTGGCCCACTCGCGAATATTCGCCAGCACAACCTGAACCATTTCCGGCGAAGCTGTATAGCCACCACCAGAGACGATCTTTGATACGCGAGCGTATTCTTCCAGTCTCATGCTGGCGTTTCTTTGGGCCGCCCCCCACTCATCAACGGAGAAATCAACCCCAAAGCTCGGCGCCAGCACGGAGATAAGTTGCGGGTCTTTTACCTGCGAAACAGCCTGCGCAAATCCCGCCGCGTTCGCTCTCTCTTGGGCCGCGGTAGTTGGCATCCAAGACCCCTCGACAGGCTTGATGATTAGATCGTTTCTGACCTCGCATTCAAAGAATGCTCTTACTCCCCGTTCCGTGTATTCAATCTCGCCCTTTTCATCGCACTTACCAGCCATCTCAAGAAACATCTCAGGCGAGTAGTGCTCGCGTTCCAAGTCGAGCACTTGCTTGATCCAGTCCGTGCCCATGGAAGCCTGAAGTTTACGATTTGGGATCATCCGGCCGACAGCTTGATCGCGAGAGGCTTCGACCCCCGTAGCCGTACCCAAAGCCTTTATGTCCGCGGCGCCCTGGAGAGAAAGGGACGACGTGCCGGCAGCATCCTGAAGGCTTCCCCGCACAGCTTCGCGGAAGCCATAAACGTCGCCGGTCAGGGGATTCGGCTGTATTCTTCCCGCTGCCCACTGCGCGATATTCATAACGTCCGGCGGTGCGTCAATGTACGCTACCTGATCCAACGCTGGAAGTTGCCCGCCCTGAATCGCGCCTGAGCGAATCAACTCCCGGCCAGCAGCTCCGTAGATATGGCTTGCTATGATTGCCGCATTTTCCTCGTTGATAATGTCCTGAAGACCAAGCAGCGCCGTAATTCCCGATCCGTGCAGGGCGTGTTCTCTGAGTCCGTAGACACACATCGTCCAGCACTTGTTTTTGTTGGAAGGGAAAACGTCAAGAATTGTCTTGCCGATGCGCGCAACACAACACCCCGAGGGGTACTGCTCAACGTACTTCGTGCCCGCTGGAAGTGTCCGACCATTACCTAAAGTCTCGGTTTCTTTATTGACATATCGCTGATAGACTTTCGGATCGAGCCAAACTAACTCGCCTTCAATCTTCTCAAACTGATCGCCCCCTGAACTGTATTCAGAAGAGACGCCCCAATTCGACTGGGATGGTTGGTTTTGATTTTCTGCGCGATGTCGCGCCTCTGTCGATTCATCACTGGAAGGAATTCGAGTATTGGGGAAAAACGCTTCCCAGTCGCACCGTCTAAGGACTAATCGCCAGCGAACAAAAGAGCTTGATTCAACATCTCGACCATTCAGATCAAGCTGAACCATTGTGGCATCAGGTTGCACCGTAACAACCCGTCCTGCCGACTTTTGGCTCTGCTCAGTCTTGATGCCTTCCGAGTCGGGAGAGGAAAGAACCTTGGCTTCTGTGTCGCCACAGTTAGGACAGACCGGTTCTGTTTTGGTAATCCCACACGTTCGGCACACCTGCATCTGCGAGCCAGCGGTCATTTGCCGCATGGCCCGCATCTCTACGGTCTTTTCCTGGCTGTCGGCATCCTGATCGAAAAATGTGTATCTCAATGCCCACGTCTTCAACAGAAGCGACATATTTTCCCGCTGGATAAAAGGCTCTGTTTCGATCCGATCCTGATTGACCCTGATCCTTCGTTCGGCAAATTGGGCCGCTTCGCGCATCTCTGCGCTAAACTTGTTTACTGCTTCGGGATGGTATTCAATCCGACCTCGGCACATCTCCATCTGGAGCTTGTCAACTTGTCGTTTGACCTCATTATCTTTAGGCAGAATTTCACCTGTGATGGGTGAATTATCAACCCACTCGCCATTGCGAATCTGTCCGTCACAGCGCCCGTCGTAGTAAGCAACGGCACGGATCATCGTGTTATGAATCTTAAGATTTTCGCTTTGATCCAGATTGGCAATTGAATCGAGTGTCCGATTCAGGTAAGCGTGGAGTTTGGGCGCGGTGACTCGCTCTTCTGCGCGCTCTTGCTCAAGACGGTCTTTAGGCTCATTAGGATTGCGAGGCGCAAGCGCCCCGGCGTGAGTCTCAAATTGTGCCGCTGGCGTCATCCGTTACCATTCTTCGCTCTCTCCGCGCTTGCGAGAATGTCTTCCGCAGTAGGCACGGCGTTTGGCGAAACGTGAGTTTTTAGATATGCCGCTTTCGCCGTGGGGCCAATCGGCGGACGATCAACCAGGTCTATTGGTTTCGGGGCAGGCGTGAATAGCGGGCGCGTGTTCACTTTCTCAAGGAATTTCCCTTGCCACTCCCGCAACTCTGCGCGAAGACGAGCATTCGCTCTCCGCTCCCGTTGCCATAAAAGAATCCACGGACGAACGGAAGGATTTAGAATAAAGCGCGGGAGTCTCATTTCTTTCTCAAACTCCCTAACCCGATCTTCTTTTCTGATTTCTCGGCGTTCACCGTCGCCCAAGCGCGGCGTTCGGCTTCTTCCTCTGAAACACCGCGCTTAATGTAGGACGCCCTGATCTTCATTGCCTGCCGATGCTCGGCGTCAGTAAACCGATGAAGACTGTCTTTCGGCATTTACGCAAACAGGGGCTTACCGTCGGGATTCGTTACCCTGGCCCAGTCACCCGGATTCGAGCCAGGGCCGAACCCTTCACCGATCGTGAACGCTGGCCCATCCTTCGGTCTGACCACCATGCCGGTTCGAGGAGCGACCACACCCAGCGGCGTCACCGCAGATCGCAGCTTGGAAGCTTCTGACGAGTCTGGATTGTTTTGCGGACTAATGCCCACATAATCTTCGCCCGTGCTATGGTCGCGAACGAAATACAGTCCAGAGCGTAGAATCTTCCCGGCGATTGATTGATCCTCTTCCATGCTCTTCTTGTCTTTGGCGGCTTGGTCTTCCCGGCTCACCGCGGTCGCTGCCGTACTTTTGGCGTTAATCGTGGCACCCGATGTCCCCTTCGGATCAACCTGGGCCGCAATCGCGGTTGCTGGCTTGGAATGATCGGTCGGATCTCCCGGTGTGCCCGGTACTGGTTTCTTCGATGCTGCTTTCGTCTTTGCCATTTTCTTTAATCTCCCGTGGTTTACTGATTTAACGCTTCGAGGGTTCTATCTACGGAACTGAATTTTAATGGGAACCACCGTTTTATGTTTTGCGCGCCCTTGTTCCGCTTCCATTCTCTTCAGATATAAGTCACGACTTTGTATCTTTGCCTGCTGAATTAGCGGGTCTTCCTCCTTGCGAATCGCCGGGAGTCTTATTTCCGGCCGTAGTTTTTCTTCGTTCTGTTGGGCCTGAGTAAGAGGGACGATTGGCGGGAAAGCTGAATAGGCGGCTTCTCGAATCACGTCCATGAAATCATTAAATAGCGGATGCGGCACCACTTGGGCAGTTGGCTCACCCGAAGTCAATTGCTTGTAGTGATAGGCTGAAAACTCTGCTTCGACTCTGGCCCACACAGAATCGGGCCGGCGTCGCGGCCAGTCTTCATCAGGAACCACGCAAACGAAACGAGATCGACCCATCACCTCAGGAAAGAACGGGTTCGGCTTATCTCGATCTACGATTGCCAAGTAGTTGCGCATCTGGGCAATGCCGATATTTGGACCCGCAACCCATGACGAGAAGTTAATTCCTATCTTCCGATATTCAAGTCGTTCTGACTTGGCTTCGTGTGAGTTCAGCCAGCGAGTTGCGCGAGAGCGTTCCGCGGTGCCTCCAAAGCCATCAGGGCGCAATGCAGCATTTACTGTTTCCTGCGGAGTTCGCGCGCCCATCATCGTTAGAATCGCGTCGCCAACTTCGGAAGGGGACTGCTCAACGACCATGTGAGCCCGGTACATCGCAACTAAATCTTGTACCGGACTGTCCTTTGCCGCAGTAGCGAACCATCCCGTCGCGCCGATATGCTCATCTGAAGTTCCTTGATCCTGAGACACTGTAAGCAGCCAATGATCAGGAATCTGGTTGACTCCAATCGCTGCTTGCCATCGACTCCACGGGACAAATACATACTGCGGATCGAACATCCAGTAGATGTCGCCCCGCGCTCGGATCTTCCAGTCACCTTCACGCAACTGCGCATGACTCACCGCGTCTAGTTCCGACAAGGCTAGATCGTATTCAGCAGCGTCGAGATAAGGATTGTCTTCGACACGGGCGAACACGAACGATCGCGTAATCACTCGACTGGTTCGATCGTCAACACCTTCCTTCGTCAACACTCTCGGCGCCAATCGAGCTTCGACTTGCGGATCGAAGTCTTCCGGGATGAATCGACCCTCAACCCATTGCATCCCCGGCTCTCCAGGTTGGGCGGGATTAGAAGCCGACCGCATTCTGATTGGCACTTGCGAAGCTGTTTTTAATCGGCGCAGGCGAGAGAAGAGATATGTGTAGGTCTTTTCGAGGAAGCGAGTGAGTTCGTCTATTCCAATGAATTGATATTCCGCAGTTCTGTAATTGTACTTGTCGGCGTCATTCTGAAGATAGCCAAAACTAAGGGTCGCGGCCTTGCCTCCGACGTTCGGAAACTCCCAACTCTTCGTTAGTGAATGCCACTGCGCGCCGGTTCCTGTTAGCCATTCATGCGCCCGATCCATCAACGCTCCCGGCTTCGACAGGTCAGCAAAGCTTTTCATTAACAACAGTGCTGAATAGCCGGGAACATCAACATACTGAAGTGCGGCCATTAACAAGGCGTCTGTTTTACCGCCGCCAGCCGCGCCGCCATAGAAAGCCTCAAGGTCTTCGAGGTCAAGAAAGAGTTGCTGGCGGGGAGTTGGAGTGTGCGGAGAATAGCCAGTGATGGACGACCGACTTGCTCTCAGCCTCTCGAAATATCGGTTCCGTAGAGGCTCCGGCCATGTGTTCACATCCGGGCCTAGTTGGATTTGCGGAATCATCCATTTTACTGAGCGTTCTTACGGGTCGCCACAGGCGGGAGACTTACATTTCGGGTTTCTCTAACGGCTCGCCGCCGAAGGTCTCAGGTAAGGGTAATCCGTGCGTTTTCGCGGCACTGTCGATTAGCTTGTCAGCATCTTCGATCGTGAGCTTGATGCTGTCGCGGTACTCAGGTTTGCGAGCCTTAATTGCGAACATAAGCAGAGTGTCTGAATACTTGCGAATCAGCCCACATTGCTCTCCCTTATAAAAAACGGGCTCATCAACACCGTGAAGCGCACGCCGTCGCGCCTCTTTTTCTAGGTCTTCGGTCGCAAAGTCAACGGCGCGATCCCAATCAGCAGCGAACTCACTATCCTCTGCGCGCCACCTGTAAACCGACTGTTTCGAGACATCAACAGCTTCGCAGGCTTTCCCAACAAACCCACCATTCTCGCGCAATTCCTTAAGAAACATTGGCCCTTTGCGGGCTCTTTTATGTGTAACTTCCGTCACCCTAAAAGCCTAGCCGATTCTCTACCTTTATTTCTTGGAACCGAGACGAAAAGTGTCCGCCATGGCGGAAGAAATTTGACAGAGAATGCGGGTGGGAATACTCTTCTGTCCTCGTGACAAAGGCGCAACGTGCGATATTCCTAATCGGAGCTGGGATCATAGCTCTAATGCTCTTGTTCCCACCCTGGCATTATCCCTATGGATACCACTTTTTCTATCGAACCGGCAGTCAGAGCGTGAACGTCTCGTTACTCTTTATTCAAATCGCCGCCGTCGCGCTCGTTACCTTCTTCGCTTACCTCGCCACAAAATCCCGAGCTTAATGTCCGCGCTTTTTCTTCGGATCGTAAGTTGAAACGCCTTCACCGATAACAGACAAAGGCAATACCTCCGCAACGCCAGTCAAGCCAGATTGATCATAAGCATCAGAAGCATCTGAAATAACCATTGGGATAAGGCGATTAGCCAAAGCACTCGTATCTCTGCGATTGCCGGGAACGCCAACCAATGAAGTGGGATCGCCCTTGAAATCAGTTCCGTAAGTCTCGCCTCTGACTTTCGTTTTCTTACTCAAGAATAGGTCGTGAATGAGTGAGAAGTTAGGAGACTCTTTACCTCTCGCGTAGTGCTCCAGCACGTCCAGTGGTTCGGTCTTACTTGGTCGCCCTTGTTGTCGCTCGTAGAAGGCGCGCATCAATCGCAACGCCACTCGAATATGACTTTGAAACCCGGCCGAGAAATCAACGTGCAACTTACCCCAACGGGCTTTGAGAAAGTCAGGTGAGTTTGGATCTGTATCCACTTCAGCGCCAGAAGCTTTAGCTAGGGCAAGTTGTGAACTGACCAAAGCACCGTAAGCAAACAAGGTCTTGAAAGCTTCCACGCGCGCCGGCCGAGACATCGTTGTGTACGTGCGCGGATCAAATGGAAGGCTCAACATCTTCAATCGAGAGGCCCAGAATCGCGGACTGAAAGCTACAGTAGCTAAAGCCGGGGATGCGCCCTGTAATCTCTTTCCAAGATTGCCTCTTCCTGTTGCATTGTTGATTAGGCTCACGCCCTCTTCAAATGCTGGACGATCGTTTGGGTTATCAGGATCAAGACCAAGCTTCCTGAGATTCCCCATGTAATCTTTGAACCACCCCATCCGAAGATGATCGGCCATCGTGGAATATGCCTGTTCGGATTGACGAACAATCGGCAACTTTTGGACAAAACGCGATTGAAACGCTTCTTCTCTGACTCCTAGCGGCGCGTGTTCAGAAGCTCCCACCGATGTCATGTCTAACCCAAATCGGCGGGCATATTTGAAGTCGGGATCAGTTTCAAGTTGGGAAACCAATCGTTCATATTGTTTCGTGTTCAGTGCCTTAAATTGCTTCACAAAAGCATCAGCCCAAATGCGAGGATGACGCGCAAGACCCATCTTACCTTGACGAAATCCGAACGAAAGATCGGCGGTCGTCGTCAATGCTCGCGTCAATCCTGTAACGTCAACGATCGTGCGTCCCAATCTCTGAAGAGGAGTCGCGGTGAGATCGCGGAACGTCCGCGCCAAGTCTGCCCTGGCTTTTCTTGCGGCAGTTTGTGCATCCAATCTGTCGTTGATAACCGCCTGAATATTCTTCGCGTCCGGCTGCGCTCTGAGTGCGCCCCGAGTCCTCGACTCTTGAAGAAACTGCTTTCGCTGATCCTCGTAGAGCCTAAAAGAATCAGTATAGATTCGGCGCAAGTGCGGTCTGATATCGTCGCCGAAGTCTTTCAACATCTCGGCGGTCCATTGACCGTAATCAATTCCTTTTCGAGCTATCTTCGCAGCGCCAATAACAGCATAGTCTCCAATGTCCAACGCAACTGCGGCAGGATTCACGGCGGCTCCGCGCTGGCCCCTCGGCCCTTTGGTGGCGGCAATCATTTGAGCCTTCCGAGCATCAAGTCGCGCGCGGGCTTCCTGTTCCATTCTGGTTAACCGCTCTTGAAGATTTCCGATCCTCTGCTTTGCCGCACTTTCTGTAACAGGTAAAGCGCCGGAGTCTTGTATCGCCTTCTCAGTTGCAGCAACTCGGGATTCTGCGGACTCGACGGCTTTAGCTTGCGTTATTAACGACTGAGTTTGCCCTCGGGTTAATTTCTGCCCTTCGGGTAACTGTCTTTGAACGGTAAGCAACACGCCTTCGGGGGACAGTCGAGACACGATTGACGCGGCTTGGGTTGCCTGTCCCGCTTGCGTCAGTTTCCGAGAGAGATCACTAGCAACGTCAACAGCCTTTTCCAACTTCCCTTGCTCTTGGAGTTGGCGGATCAATAGAATTCCGGTCGCAGTATCTTCTGCGCCAATGTCTTTCTTAACCGCCAAGTCTGACGCTGCACGATCAACTCCGTCAGTTTCTATTCTCTGAGTTGCGCGCTGCAAGGCTTCGGGATTTGTCACGACCGTGTAGTCTCGATCTGTACCGCCTTGCAAGCCCGCTCGTTCTAGGGTCTGGGGAAGGCTTCGTTGGCGCGTTAACGGCTCAGGGGCGCGCACCGCAGGCTCAACAGGTTTGCCTTCAGTCTTTGGAGGTACAGATACTCCACCCTCAGAAGGCGTGGAGGCTGCGACGGGAACAGCCTCTTGCGACGTGGATTGTGCGGGTTGAATTGAAGTCTCTGGCGGTGCTTCAGGCTG